AGGAAATATCTATTTAATACATTTTAATATATATATTATTTTTCTTTGTTAGAAAAAAAGCTTTTCATGTATTTTTTTTTGATTTTTTCTACATCATTCAAAGCCTTTTCTTGTTTATTTATATATTTTAAAAATTCAGTAATTTCTTTTTGTATTTCTGGTGATAAATTAGATATATTAATAAAACATCCATTTCTATTTTCAGAAACATTAATATTATGCTTTAAAAAAATTTCAAGAATTTTCTTGTGATGTATATCATCTATATTTTCAATTTTTTTTTTCAAATCCAATAGGTCGGCGCTCATTTATATGAATAGAAAAAATTATATTTAAGTTTTTATTTTATATTTAATTTTTTCATTCCAACTATTTTATCCAGATCACCTAATATTGAAACAAAATCATCATTTAATTGATATCTAATACCAATAACCTTCACATTTATCATATCATTTTCTTTTGCTTTATTATAAGTTTCATTTTTTGTATGATGTTCCCTAGCAATAAATATAGTTAATGGAGATTCATCACTATCAATTACAGCTCTAATTCCAGCTTTTGTTTTATTTTTAATTAAACATTTTATTAGCATACCTTCACAAGGTTTACATATCAAACATTCAAAAGAAACAACAAAGTTTACATGAGAACCTTCGATTACACCAGCAGAATATGTTATTACTTGTATTGATTTCTTTTTTATATAACCTTCTGTAGAACATTTTCCTTCTAAATTATTTTGCAGCGAAACTAACAAATTTTTTTTTAGATTTCCTCCTAGTAAATCAAATGATAATATTACTTTTCTTTGTAACACACTTTTAATATATATACCTACTCTTGATTTCTTCCTCGAAGATGAATTACTTAATGCCATAATATAATTTAAATATATAATTATATTTTTAATTCAATTAATTATAATTATATGCTTTTTATTTGAATAATTAAATCATCTAGATTTTTAATATCATTATCTTTTTGTATTTTATTTACATCATCAAAGGTATAATTATTTCCTTTTATTGATTGTAATTCTTTACCCTTTTTTATCTTTAATTTATCTTTCTTTAAATAAGCAGGAAACTTAGATATATTAAACAACACAGAATTTACTGAATTAACAAACCATATTTTTTCATTTTCTCCTTCCTCTTCTCTTAACTGATAAAATCTATATAAAAGTTCTATAATTATTTCTAATAGATTATCAATATTTGGAATATTTTCAATTCTTTCAATTTCTTCGTCTTTCAATTCTTTGCCTGTAAATAGTTCATCTTCTTCATATTCATTAGACTCTTTTATATCTATATATAAATTCATCAATCTTAATTTTCCACCAGCTATTTTATTTAATTTTTCTCCCTTGCTTATATTAGATAAATCTTGGATGTATTTTATTTTGAATATTAGTTCCCCACTTTTATTATGATTTAATATACCGATTATTTCTTGTTTTTCTAATTTTATTAAATCCAAATTATATAGATTTCTTGCTACTTTTGTAATAGATTCATCGCTCATTTTCTTTTTTGAATTACTCTTTGTTACGAGAGTTTTATTTTTGAAATCAGGTAATAAATAACTAGTATCTATTTTGTATTTTTCAAAGAATTGATTAACAATCAACGACAAATTTTCTGTAAGTTTATCTTTATTATCAAATAATATACGTTTTTTCCTAATAGAAAGTTTTTCAATAATAGAATGAAAAGCGATTTCTCTAAAAACACTATGATATTTTTCTTTAATAAATGTTTTGATTGCTAAATTAATGCAACTATAAATATTTTTACATTCTTCTTCTATTGGATTATAAACAGTCAAATATAACTGTTCTATATTTTCAATAATATCTTCATCTTTTGTAAGATCAATTAAATTTGATGTATAACTATATTGAATATTATCTGGTTTATAATAAAATGGAACTTTTTTAGTATATAAAGATTCAATGGGCATTTCTAAATCAATTGGATGGAAAAAATATAAATTTCCAATTTCAACGATTTTACCCTTTTTACCATATATATCTTCCAATAATTGATTGCTTTCTGTCATTAAAAACTCTATTGCTTGGTATATTTGTGAATTGGTATAATTTGCAGAACCTTTTACATAAGATAATAATTCTGATTTTGTAAAAACATATCTTTCTTTAAATAATGATTTAATTCTTTCAATTATTTTATCAATACTCATAATAATAAAAGAATAATCAAAAGTAGTTGAATCGCTAAAATCACCTTTAAAATCATCTACATTGCATTTATAATTACAATTTTGATAATCACATATTAAAGAATTATTGCGATGACCGATTTTAAAAGTATTTTTGACACGATTTGCTGATTGTTGATAAGAAACATCTATCATTACATTTTTATTCATAAAATCTTGAGATAGATTTTGCTGACTTTCATTTAATACACAATCTACAGAATTTTGTTTCAAAACTCTAGTTACATTTCCTATTTCTAATGCTTTCTTTTCTGCTAATCTATAAACATATAAATCAATAATTTCAGTGTCATTATCAACATATGAACCGTGTAAAAAAATTAAACAATTCCGTTTTTCAAACTTCAATTCACAATGAGATTTGTATCTAATGCCCCTACCTTCTATTTGTCCTGTCCTATATAAATTAAACCAAGGTTCCAATATATGAACTTGCCTTATATTTTTGAAATCTAATCCTTCAGATGCTGCCTCTGATATTATAATTACTTTAATTAATTCGCCTTTTTTATTTCTACTAGACGTACAATCAATATAATTTTTTTTATCATTTTTTGACAAGTTAGTATCACCTGTCAACATAATATAATTACCTTTTTTGTCATTTTTAGTTACATGATCTTTATGTAAAATATTATCTTCATTGTATCTGTCAAATCCCAATTCTTCCAAAGCACAAGCCAATGGAACACAACCACCAGCAATAAAATTAGAATATAAAATGATAATACCTTCAGATTTTTCTATAATATTCATAATGTTGAATATTTTTTTGCTATATAATTTTAGATTTTCTCTACTAAATAGATTTTTATATATACCAGATTTGTATTTTAAGTTTTTATATTTTTTTACTTGCTTTTCTGTGGCGTTAAAACAATTTATCAATCCATTAATACCAGAAATTTTAGTGAATATAGAGTCCGTTTCCTGGTCGGTATCAAAATCTCTATGTGGAAAACAAAAATTAGTTAATTGTAGTGGCGTAGTTATTAATGTATAGTTTAATGATTTTCCTTTTGCTCTAAAAACATCACTTGTTTTATTCAAGTAGTCAATATATCTACTGTAATATTTCCATTGAGTTTCTTCCATATTATTCATAAACAAATCTAAATTTTGTATTGTAATATCAATATCAGCACCATTTACCTGTAATTTGGGATAATAACTTTCATTATCTTCCATTAATTTTTTTAATGAATTTTCTTTTATTAAATTTCCATCTGGTAAATTAATATCATATGGATATAATCTAAATGGAAATGAAAATGGATCTTCTCCTTGAAGATAACTGATATATCCAGTTGATTTTTTTATTAATAAGTCTTCGCCATTTTCAGTAAAATTTCCATCGCTATCAAAAATATCATTAACGGAGACCGTATATCTATTATCATTTCTATTTAATAAATTTAATAACCAAATAATTTCAGAATAGTGATTAAACATAGGAGTTCCCGTAAGTAATAATAATTTCATATTTTCAGTATATGTCACTAAATCAAGGAAATTTTGAGAAGTTTTTTTTAGTCCTTTTATTTCACTATCAGGTCTAATATTATGAACTTCGTCTATAATTATTAATGTGTTGTTAAATCGTTGCCTAAGAGCTTTTAATTTATTTTTTTTCATATCTTCGATTGTATCGATTTTATTTAATTGAAATTGTTTTACTACTTTGCTAATTTCATTAGAAAATTCAACATAACCATAAAATTTATAATATTTTTTGATAAGTTTTTTAATTTGTCTAACAAGTATTTGTTTGGCTTCTTCTTCATCTAATTCAGAATATTTTGAATCTTTTGTAAATACAATTTCATTTATAAAATTATTACCAGCACAAGATTTAATATTCCACATACCATTTGTTCTTTTTAATTTAGTTTCATCAAATAGCTGTAATTTATAACCTTCTTGAACTTTTTTATTAGCAACAACAATAATTTGTTTATCAATACCCATTTGTTTATAATAAAATCTTTGTTCTTCTGCTACATTAATAGAAGAACATGTTTTTCCTGTTCCCAAACCGTGATAAATTAGTAAACCATTATATGGTGTTTGTAAAGACATAAAATTTCTAATGAAAACTTGATGAGGTGCAAGTTCAAATTGTTTATTTATACACATTTTATCTTGAATTTTTATAATATTTTCAATATCTTCTTGAGTTTTTTTATTATAAGTTGTATTTTCAAATTCTTTTTTTAGACTTATTTTTTTATTAAATTGTGGGTCTTCCAATAATGGATATAGAGTATTATATTTTTCTGTTTTATTTAAACTCTCCCTTTCTGATTTTTCCTTGCAAATAAGAAATTTTTTATATCTTTTATCCTCGTAATTTAATTTATCAGAATTAACATAAGATACAATTTCTTCTAATTCTTTTTTATCACTACAATGTTTGTCATTTAATTTTAATTTTAATTTTTTCCCTCTACTTTTTTTACCTTTTTCTTTCTTTTCTTTCTTTTCTTTCTTTTTTTTAGTTGTTTTTGAAGATTCCGATGTTTTAAAAAAAGGGTGGTCTTTATTTTTCAAATATAATTGTTTTATTTCTTCTAATCCTTCTTTACCTTTCCATTGTTCATCTGGATTTTCAGCAGATTCAATTAAACCTTTTTTTGTATATTTAAATTTACTTTTATCATCAAGGTTTCCTTTCAAAAAATCATTGATATTGCTTTTTGTAATCCATAGTTTTTCATACTCGAAAAAATAAACTTCTTGATCTCCTATTTTTTTTCCAGGATAAGATTTATTGAATTTTTCTTTTTCGTCATCATCTTTAAATTCTATCCATTCTTTTTTCAGTTCAGTTCCAATTTTGCGAGTATTAAGTTCAAATCCCCTAGGTTTATTTTTAGTTTGAACACGAATTCGTAAAAATATAGTTTTAAGTTTTCCAAATAATTTTGTTATATCATCTTCTTGATTTGACATTTATATATTATGAAAACAAACTATATTTATGTAAAATTTTATCAATTCTTTTAATTAAATCTTTTTTTTCTATATTATAAGGTCTAATAAGTGATAAACATTCGTCTAAAGAAACCCATTTCATTTTACTAACTTCACTTTTTTGAAAATTTAATAAATTTCTCTCATTCATCATGTATGCCAAATAATATTTGTGTTTATAGGATTTAAAATTAGAACCCATGAAAACTTCCTCGAATGGTAAAACATTTTTGATAATAACAAAATCATTTTCATGAAAGCCGGTTTCTTCCATAAATTCTCTAGTAGCACATTTTATATCGTTTTCTTGATAATTACGTCTTCCTTTTGGAAATCCCCATTCAGGATAAACCCAATTTGTATTACTTGTTTCGATTAATTTATTTAAATCGTAAAATTCATTATCAATATAAATACCATCTTTAAGTTGTAAAAGTTTTTGATTTGAATTTTTTTCTTCACAAGTATATTGTTGTCCTGAAAAATTTCCCCAAAGTTCATTCCATAAAAACTTAAAATCTTTAGTTAGTATCTTATTTTTTTCTTCAATAGTCATTTCATTTATAAGATTTTGAATATAACTAACATTATAAAGAGGGTATTTTCCTCTTATAAAATCTACATAACCTAATGTATCTTTTCTACATATTAATAAATATTCAAGATTTCCTTGTATATCTTTTTTAAAACAAGCAATTCCTGAACTAGTAATTGGTTTTTTACATGAATGGAATAAGTGTCCTGATCTTCCACAATTATTGCAAAACTGATATGGTTTATTCATTTAAATACAAATATCGTTTTGTTTTTATTATTTTTTATTAATATATATTATATGAGAAGGTACTGAAAAAAAAGCACTATTATAAAGTTTTATGAATAAATATGATTAAAATTATATTTATTGATATAAAATGACATTAAACCCATATGTATGGTTACCACATTTTGAATTTACATTACAAACGATAGCAGTTCAATATCCAAAAAAACCAAATGAAGTTACTAAGAAAAAGTATTATGAATTTATTAGTAATATACCAGTATTTTTTCCAATAAAACCATTGGGAAAATCTTTTTCAATTATGTTGAATAAATATCCCGTAACCCCATATTTAGATAGTCGCACAGCTTTTATGAAATGGACGCATTTTACAATAAATAAATTGAAAGAAAAACTAGAACTACCACAAGAAAATTTTTATGAAAGTTTAGAGAAATATTATCATAATTATAAGCCAAAAGAAATAATAGACCAAGAAAATTATGATAGTAAAAAGAAGTATATAGAAGGCGGTACAATAATAATATTAATACTTTTTATTTATTATATATACAATAATGATTAAGATAAATAGATATTATCCATCAAAACCATTTTATGAAATGACAATAGAAGAACTACAAAGATTCGTTAAATTACAAAATTATAAAGATAAAAAAAATAACAAAAAAAAGCGAAAAAGAAAAACAAGAAGAAGATATAATAACAAAAATAAAACACGTAAAAATATAAATTAAATATATATGGGAATTGATAAGTGGATATTTTTAATAACGGTATTTTTAATGGCAGATACATATTATGATGGAAAATATACAAAATGGTTAATATCAGGTAGGAAATATTATAAAATGATTACATACGGAATGATAGGATTATCATTATATATTTTTATAAAAAGACATCCAACAGAAGCGAAAGGTATGGTGGGCCATGCATCGGAAATAGTTAAATATTTACCTGTAGATAGAGAAACAACCGATTTATTAACACCGTTTTTAGATTTTACAAATGCGAACCAAAAAATAAATAGTATGGTTCAACCAGTACAACAAACAATGAATTTTCAATCACCGCAACTTTCAAGAATGATGAGTTCAGGTTTAGGAAATTCAAAAAGAAGTGTGAGTGAAACTAAAAA